GCAGGCGGGAGACCGACAAAATACAGGCCGGATTATATACAGCGTGTAGATGAGTATCTGGCGACGACGGTTGATAGCGTCGAGGACGTAGGAGGAAAACCCCAGATAAAGGTGCGGTTGCCGACAATCGAAAAATTCGCGCAGTTTTTGGATGTGAACAAGGCGCAGCTCTACGACTGGGAGAAGAGTTACCCAGAGTTTGGTCACGCGTTGGACAAAATTCGTGCCGAACAACAAAATCGCCTCATAGATAACGGCCTCGCAGGGACGTACAACAGCACAATAGCCAAACTAATTTTAGCGTGCAATCACGGGATGAGAGAAAATGACAATAATGTCCAAGTTAATATTTTAAACAATTTAGATGTAACTGACAAGGAAGCCCGCGTGAAGCGGTTGAAGGCCATCGTCGGCAAAGTAGAGTTAAAATGAGAGCAGAACAAATATCGGATAAAGAAATTTTAGAGGCGGAACAGCTGGCAGTAAAAGAATTTCCCCTCGCTCTCGTCGAGGAAGGTTTTTTATCGATAAAAACCAAAGCGGGTGAACTACTAAAATTAAAACTCAATGACACGCAGCTTGAAATTTTGAAAATCGTAAAAAGAGAATTGCAGGCAGGCAGACCAGTCCGGATTTGGATTTTAAAAGCTCGGCAGGAAGGGGTGTCGACGCTGATAGAGGCGATTATCTACGCGCTAACCTCACAAAGAGAAAATACTAACGCGTTAATACTCGCCGATGAGAAAGAACACGCTAACAATTTATTTGAAATGACAAAATTGTATCAGGAGATTTTAGAGCTACATGACCCGCACCTCGCGCCCCGCCTGAAAAAATCAAATGAAAAAAAATTAGAATTTGAAAATATCCACTCGCAGATAATTATCGCCACCGCTGAGAACACAGAGGCGGCGCGTTCCCACACTTTTCAACTCGTCCACTTATCAGAGGTAGGTTTTTTCCGTGATTTCTCGGCGGTGATGTCGGGGCTGTCTCAATCTGTCCCCGATTTGCCTAATACGATGATTATAGGAGAGACAACGGCTAACGGACGCGGGGAATTTTATAGGGAGTGGTTGCGGGCTATCGGCGGAAAAACGGGATGGATACCCCTGTTTGTCGCGTGGTTTTGGATGCGGGAATACGCTCTGCCGTTAGAGGACGGCAAATTATATCCTCTCGACGGTATCAATTTCGATAAGGATTACACTACAAGTCAAATGTTAGAGGATGAGGCGAAATTGAAAAGGGAATTCGATTTGACCGATGAACAAATAAATTGGCGCAGGTTTGCAATATCTAACAAGTGCGGAGGCAATATCAATATTTTCCGTCAGGAATATCCGTCGTATTGGCAGGAGGCGTTTATAGCGTCGGGTGTCAATTTTTTTGATAATTTTGGCATTGAGAAACAGCGGGTTTGTAATCCGATTGACATTGGCGAGGTTTTTGAGACGGGTTTAAATTTCGAATTTAGATCTCTGCCTCACGGGCGGGTAAAACTCTACGAAAAGCCTGGCAGAGATGAGCAGTATATAGTCTCCGCAGATGCAAGCGAGGGGATAGGCAGAGATGAGGCGTCAATTTTGGTATTAAACAAGCGCACTAATTACACGGCGGCTGTAGCTAACGGACAATATGCGCCTGAAGATTTGGCGGATATGTGTATCAAGCTGGCAAATTATTATAATAAGGCGCTGTTGGCGCCGGAGAATAAAGGCTACGGAACTATGGTTTGCCAATTATGCTATAATAAATACGGTAATATGTACCGCGCTGTTGAAATTTCCGAAGGAGAGCCAAAAGAAAAAAATATGTTGGGATTTAATACCAACTCCAACACACGACCTGTAATTCTGGCGCGGATGAACGAGGAAATAAGATTAAATTCTACTGTTTTAAAAGACATGGATTTGATTTCGCAGTGCCAATCATTTATAGTTGACCCCAAAACCAAAAAGGCAGAAGCGGCAATCGGAGAGCAGGACGGTCTCGTTATTTGCCGTGCTATTGCCGGAGAGGTTAGAAATCAATATCCCTACAAGCCTGTTGTTAATAATAAGTCAAAAAATATAGCGATGGCACGGGAGATGCAGAACAGAGTTAACGCGGGATTTTCGTTTTCTAAAAATTAAGGACTTAAAATGGCAAAAATAGATTTGGACAAATATGTTTTAGAATTATCCAAAGAGCAATATACCGACGCGGAGCTGGAAAGTTTAGAACTCAATCCTCTAAAAGACGCTAAAGTTTTGAAATACAGCGAGGAGAAAATTAACAAATTAACTGAGCTGGTATTCGCCGAATTTGAGGCTATGAAAAGCGAACGGGACGCGGCGAAGGACGGCAAAGGGTTAGATAATTTTTTTGATGAACGGAACAATCAACACGACGGAAAAATTCCTCGCAGGGCAGGGGCGCAGTTTAATATTGATTGTGGGGTAAGCAAAATAAAAGATAATGATATTATCAGTCAGATTCACTCGGCGCACACACAAATTGACCCGATTGTTTCAGTCAAATCTCGTCCGGGGTTTTCGCTGATTGGCGGAAATGAGGTTTGCGAAAAACAAGAAGATTTTATAGACTACGCGATGGATGAGAGAATACGATTTAAGGCGGCATTTGAAAAAGCTGTTAAGGCGGCGGTTACGCAAGGGGTTGGAATAATAAAGTGGACGCATCGAATCAAAAAGACGAGAAATATAAGACAGACGACATACAGGGGAAATATACAACAAGTCGGAACTGATGAGTTGGGCAGGCCTATTTTAGAAAATACAGGGTTAAAAAACTTTTTGGAGGTTCACGGAGAGGCGATACAAAAAGACCCTGCCAGATATAAAAATATCATAACTCGGTTGCAGAGAGGGAAAAATGTAACTATTGATGAGGATATTGAGGAGATAGAATACAATGACCCGTTCCCAACATTTGTCAATAACAAGAATTTTTATGTAAGATTAAATGTAGATGGATATGATGGGCTATGTGATACGCAGTTAATCGTTGAGCGCAAGGAATTTAATTTTTACGAGCTGAAGCAATTCGAGAGAGAGTATGAGTTTGTCAACGTTGATGAGTTATTGTATGAGGATGATGGAGAGGGGAACAGGCTAAAAGTAAAAAAAGAGACGGATACTTTTAATGTCCTTGAATGCAATTTCCAATTTTATGAAAGCTGGTTATCCGATAATGAAGAGGACAAAAAAGAAGAGGATGAAGAGCCTAAAAAGATTATATGCTTTTTCGAAGAAGAGAAAAAAAAGTTTTTAGGCGGGATTTATTATCCATTTACTACAATAAAATGTCCGTATGTGCCGCATTATGCCAAAGTGGAAACCGACGGATTTTATCAGTCGAGTATTACAGAGGATTTGTTTGACATCCATATAGCGATGAACGCGTTTTTGAATTTCGCGTTAGAAGCGTCTTGGATTTCTACGATTGTTACTCCGATTACAAAAGAAGGTTCTGCTGTTGATGAGCAATTTCGGATGAAAAGCTGGGTTCACGGATTGCCTTTAAATGCTAATCCGGACGATATAGATTTCCTATCAAATCATATGACGCCCCCTGATATAAACAAATTATTGATTATGTTTCAGGAGTTGTCGAGGATAGCAGACCAATTAAGCAAATCCAGCGAGTTGAGGACGGGAAGGGAAAGCGCGTTAGACCCAAATGCTCCGGCGGCTAAAACAGCTATGTTGTTAGATGTGTCCAAAGAAGGCATAGCAAAGTATAGCAGACAAATATCGGAGGGATTCGCGTTAGATGCTAACATTGTGTTAAAAATGTATGCCGAAATAAGCGAGGGGGACCAATTATATTTGTCAAAAAGGACAAGCAGTGTCGTCGGACAAAATCCGTTTAAAATAAGCAGGAGCGAAATGCTGGCAAAAACCTCTATTCAGTCGCAGGCTTATGCCTATGATTTTGACAAACTGAACGCGTATAAAAAAACTTTAGCATTTTTCCAGCTTGTCAGGCCTGAGCCGGTAATTGCCAACAATCCGGAGAGTGTTTTATTCCTGTTGAAATTTTTGGCTAAAGACACATCACAGCAAATACGCAACGCAATAGACCAATTATTTCCGTCTGTCGAGGAGATGAAACAGAAAATGGCGGAGGCGGCATTGACAGCGGTTGCTCAATATGTTAAACTAAAAACAGAAGAAGCTAATAGGACAGGAAAACAGCCGGAACTAAGAGCAGAAGAGTTATTGCCGTTGATACAGCAGTTAACATCTGAAATAGCTACTAACCCTCCGAAAGAAGTTTTGGAAGAAAGAGCGAAAGCTCAAGGAGAAGGTGTGTAAATGCCGGAAGATAATATTATTACAGATAGGGTTAAAAGAGAATTTTCTTTTACTCCGATGACGGAAGAAGAGAAAAGGCAAAGGACGGAAGACCAAAAGAGAATAAAAGAACTGGCTGAAACAGCGTCGAGGGAATTATCAGAGTGTCTTCAATATGACTGCTTCAAAAGATATAGGGAGGAGTATAAAAAATTGAGGGAAGAGTTATTGAGGTATGGTAAGAATTTAAAACTAACCGACCCTATTGAATACGCTATAGCGGCTCATTCTATTTTTGACCAGATCAATATAATCGGAAACCTTCTTGAACGGACAAATCAAAAAGGAGACTAATGCCTGAAGAAGATGTTGTTATAAATAGCATAGAGCAAGGATATAATTGGCTGGCCGGAGAGAAAAATCGGCAGAAGGAAAAGTTTAAAAAAGCTCTTTCGGAAGGGAAAATACAAATAACTTCCGCGACTCCAGAAGATAGAATGAAATATTTGAAGTATGCTATAACCTTGATAAATGCTGATAAATTTCAGGACGAAGTAAATTATTTAAAGGCTCGGATTATGGGATATAGTAATCAAGAAATTGCTATGAGTTCCGGAGCCGCGTTAAAGATTGTTGAGGTTTTAGAGAGAGAAGCAATGAATAGAGCGCAAGACGCTGTTTATAAGGCAAGAAAAAGCGGGATACCTATATTGGGAGGGAATTTATAGGAGCAATAAAAGTTGGTGGAAAGAAAATAAGGTTTTCACACAAATTAAAAACAGGAGAAATAAATACTTATGCCGCTAAAAAAAGGTTCGTCGAAAAAGACAATAAGTTCTAATATTTCGGAATTAAGAAAATCAGGAAGACCTCGAAAACAGTCCATAGCAATAGCTATGAAAAAGGCTGGAAAGAAAAAAAGATGAAAAAACTAATTTGTGTTAAATGCGGGAAGGAAGTAAAAGTCAATCGTTATGTAAGCACGGGTGAATATGTCTGTGCGGAATGTAGAAAGAAGTAAATAAATTTTAAAAAATTAGATTAAAATAGTTTTACTCGTCAAATCGAGATGTCCTTAATTGGATGTCTCGATTTTTTTTTTGGTTTTAAAAGGATACTTGCTTTTAGGATACCTGACATTGTGTCAGCCCTGATAAAAAGCAACCCTTAATGTATATCGGGATACCATCGAAAGATGCCCCAAAAAGCGGAGGTAAAAGTTATGCCAGCACCAGTAAAAGTAGAAGGAAAACAGGAACAGGAAATAGTTACGGAAGATAATGCCGCTGAAATAGCTCTCAATGAATTTTTGGAAGAAAAGAAAAAGAGAGAAGAAAGAGGTAATCTTCCGATATTTGAGAAAGAAGAACCTGTTGAAGAGAAACCTGTTGAAAAAGAGCCTTCTGAAGAAGGGAAGCAGAAAGAAGAATTAGAAAAAGAAGCAGTAGAAGAGAAAGAGCCTAAAGAAAAGGAAGAAGAAGCGGAAAAGGACTTCAGAGAAATTTCCATAGAAGAACAAAACAAGATTATAGAAGCTAAAGAAAAGGAGTTTTCTGAAGAACAGGATGAAGCTAAAAAGAAAGGTATTAAAGAAGAATTAAACGATATGAAGCAAATTGTATCGCTTAATTCTGCCGAGACCTATATTAAAACTTATGCCAAAGATAATAATATTACCGAAGAAGACGCAAAGAAGGAAATAGAAAGCATAAATAAAAATATAGAGAAATACGGCGGAGATGTTAAGAAAATATCCAAAGCTCATCTTGAAATTGTAAGGGCTTTTAATAAGACACAGGAACAGTTAAAAGCTCTTCGAGAACCTTCCGCGCAGCCTATTAAGGCTCGTGAAATGTCTATTTCAGACGCGATTGAAATGCTCGAATCTGGAAAGATAACTTCTCGCGGGAAAGTTATAACTATTGAAACAGCTGTTGAAGCATACAGACAAGAACATCCAAATGTCTCCGAAAAACTCGAAGATAATGCAGTTCTTGAATTGGTTGGAGAAGATTTAAGAAGAATATTTATCGAACGTGATATTTCGGCTCAAAGAGAACACAGAGAAACAACAGAAAAAGAAGCTGAAAAGAGGAGGAATGTATTGCTTGAAGGTTTGTCTGAAAACGATAAGCAATATTTAGAAGACATAAAACCTCTTCTAAGCAAGATGCCTGCGGATAAAGTTCTTAATGATAATTTTAACCTTACAGATATGATTCAATGGGCAAAAGGTTTAGATAAAAACTACAGTAAATCTATTCGGGAAGCGGAAGAGAGAGGATATAACAAGGGCAGGTTAGAAGCGAAAAAAATACTTGTTAGGCCTATAACCGGCCCCTCCGGCAAGGGGAGCGCTCCGTTTGGAGACAAAGGCATATCTCTTTCTGAAGAGGAAAAAGAAGAAGCTCTTATGCAGTATCCTTCTATCAGTGCTGAAGAAGCATATAAAAATTATTATGAAGTTAAAAAAGATAGAGAAAAAAGAAGAGAAAGTTTAAAAAATAAAAAGTAAAAGGAGTATAAAAAATGCCAGATAAAACTAAATATGGCTGGATTGGCGGAGGTAAAGTATCAATACCGATACCAATGGGAGCAAGCGAAGTTATAAAGGCTAAAAGCGGAAGATTTATTAAGCCGGATGGAAGCAGAAGAGGAGAAATAGCCGGAGATGGGGATACAAGATTAAGCGGATTTGTTGAAAGTGGAGACCAAACCTGTTCTGCTACTGAAGGCGCAACAGTTTTAAACAATATTATTGATACAACTGCTAAATTTCGCATTCCTCTTCGGTATGATGGAGTTACTTATACTGTCAATTATTCAGACGCATTGAAAGGCACAAAACACGATTTGGTTGTCATTAGCAATATTCAGTATGCTAATGTTACTGACGCTACAGAAATGGTAATAATTGTGGTAGGTGGAAAAGCGGCGAGTTCGATAAGTGCGAATGATGGATACATTGATTGTATGTTTAATCCTTCTAAATTGCACATAACAGATTAGTTTAACTATTAAAAAAATGGAGGTATAAAAAATGCCAGGAGTAAGACTTGATAATCCTTCTCTTTACGCGAAGGATATGTATAAAGCTAATTATGAAGTAATTGATAGAATGCCTGTAGTGTATTCGGACATTTATTCATTGATTAAAAATGTAAAAGGTGGTGGAGATAAAAATACTCAACTACTTGGGATGGGAGATTTAAAGCGTCATCAGGTAGAAGGAGAAGATATTGATTTCGAATCTCCTTCCGAGGGATGGAGCTACTATGTTAAATATTGGACATATTCAGGTGGGTTGACGCTCACATTTGAAGCTGTTCAAGATACTGTGAAATTAGGAAATTTCCTTAAAGATGTTGCGGCAACTTGGACTGAAAGTGCTATTGACGCGAAAGAAACATTTGCCGCGTTGCCATTTAATCACGGAGGAGACTTACTTGGACATTGGGCATTCAATGGAAGCTGGGTTGGTAACTCAGACCCAAGCGGAAATTTAATGTATGACAGCTATCCTCTTTTTAATCTTACAGGAAATGCTCGTTCTTCAAAGGGCGGTGGAACTTATTATAACTCTATAGCAGGGTTGACTCTTTCTCCGTCTACTTTTGAGCAGGTATATCTTCTTCATACTGCCACAAATAACCGTTCTGAATTAGATAGGCCAAAAAGAAACTCTGTAGATACATTGCTGGTTGACCCAACAGATAGTTTTATGGCTAGAAAAATTGTTGAAACTCCTCCAACACAAGGTTTACCTGGAGGACAGTTGAACGACAGTAATGTGTATTATGGTTTAGCCAAAACAATAATATGGGATTATCTTACTGATAGTGCTTTCTATGTTGGAAAGAGACAGCATAGAGATTGGCAGTTCCATGAAAGACAGTCCGCGTTGATTGACTTCTTTGAGGACAAAAATAATAAAGGCTATAAAGCGTCTTATGTTGAAAGGTTTGGAATTCTTCTAAAGAATTGGAATGTATTTTCAAGAGGCGGAGGCTCTTCTTCCTAAAATGAGTTTTCCTGAAAATAAGTTTGGTTTATGTGAACGATGCGGATTGGGCGGCAGAGATGCCGCCACCGCGGAACTTTTGAGTGGATATGAACTAAAAGAATATGATGGAGAATGGCTATGTCAAATTTGCATAAATGAACTTGATGATAGAAAGCAGGATGATATTAATCTTGAGCAACAAATAGAAGATGAAAGATTTAGAAAGTCTATTGGAATGATTTAAAAAACGGAGGTTTTAAAATGGCAAAAAATAGTATAGAAGTAAAAGATAGAACTGTTGTAAATGAGGTAAAAGATAGGATCGCTTCAGATGAAAGTAAAGTTTCTATAGGTAGTAATAGAATAGAAAACTTTATAAAAATTAAAAAAGATAAAGAAAAACAGTTGATAGAAATCAAGTCTGATGATTTAGAAGTAGTTGAAAATCCAACTCCTGAACAACTTATGGAATTTCAGGGAAGGGATAGAGTAGGAAAAGTAATTTTAGGTAAACTTAATCGTCTATATGGATATTGCAACAAAACTAATGTTGCCTGTTTGCTAAAAGTAGATACTGCTAGAAGAGTTTTAGAAGCTCAGAAAAAAAATATAGCATAATAACGGAGGTAGATAAATGTTAAAATGGTTTAGTAAAATGATACCGCTGTTGATAATTTTGTTCTTGTTATCTGCCTCTCCTGCTTTTGCTGTTAGGACTGGGCAAATAGGAGGAATGGATACAAGCGGAAATTATGAATGGACGGTTGAAGATGGTGATATAATTCCAGGAGCAGATGGTTCGTATGACTTAGGCAGTTCAAGTTACGAAGTTCAATCTATATATGCCGATAATTTCTATTTAGACGGAGTTGCGAAATCAAGTTGGAATACTATTGAATCTCCTCTTACTTGCACTGGTAATTTGTCTATAAATGCTACCGGCGGAACTATTACATTACAGTCTAATGGTTCTGATAGGTTGAGTATAGGAACTAATGGGGCGTGTCTTGTTGGTTCATTGAGCCTTACAGAAAATATATATCTTGGTGGTGATATTACCAGTAGTGGTAATCTGATAATAAATCCAGCTGGAGGGTCACTGTCTTTACAGTCCAATGGAACAAATATTCTTTCTATTGGTTCTTTGGGAGTTTGTCTTGTAGGTAATTTAAGCCTTACAGAAGATATATATCTTGGAGGTCAGGATATTATTTGGGGCGGAACTGTAATGTCGTTTGGAACTAACGGTATATGTCTCATCGGTTCTATTTCCAATACGGGCGATTTAATGGTAGGCGGTAATACTACTTTAAGTGGAACTTTGACCGTTAAAGGCGCTACTTGCAAAGTATTTGATGTATCTACAACTGGAAATATAGCGGCAGTTGGAAGTTTGATGCTTGGAACAATGAAAAGAGGAAATACACAGGCAACTGCTACAGATGGGGTTACGACCGGAGCTTTTACAGGTGAATTATGGTGCGACGCAGACGATGATGACACTGTTAAATGGGGTCAATAATATTTGGGGGCGAGAATTTATCTCGCCCTTAAATTATAGGAGATGAGAAATGGGAAGATTGGCAATAAGTAAAAAAAGAATATTAAAATCAGATGGGACAGAAGATGATATAGCTATAGCAGGAGCTGTTACGGCATACTCAAGAACCTTTACTTTAGATTATCTTTCCGCTTCTTCTATGGCTCTTAAATTTACAGGAACAGGTATAAATGTAAAAGTTTATGTAGAACAGTCAGCTGATAATGCTGATTTGGTTCAATCTGCTCAAGGAAGCGCCGCGAGTAATTATGTTGTTCCTGATGGAAATAGTGAAATAGCAACGATAACAGATAGCGATTGGCATATTATACCTTCTTTATCTTTAGCGGTTATGAAATATGGAAGGGTAAAAATAGTTGGACAGGCTGGAAATGGAGCTGATGTTGTATTAGACGAAGGCTATCTTTCCTGTCAGGAAGAAGTATAAGGAGAACTTGAGATGATAAAAAAAATAGTATTCTTTGCCTTGTGCTTGTTTTTTATAAGTTCTTCGGCTATTGCAGACCCGTTTGGCAGTGGTTCTGATTGGGGGAAAGGCGCGCTGGAGATGGGTAATTTTCCTATTATTGGTGATGCCACTAATGGACTTTCTTTTGACCCTGATAACGATGGGATAAATGAGATTGTATTTAGCGATAATGGTATTTGTGTAGGGGGAGTAGGGAATTTAAGTTTAGCGGGGGATATATATCTCGGTGGAAAAGATATAATCTGGGGCGGGACTGTGCTATCTTTTGGAGAAAATGGTCTATGCACGACAAAAGGTTTGTCATTGGTTGACGACCTATTTGTCGGCGGTGATATATTCGGAAGCGGTGATTTTACTCTATTTAGCCCAGCCGCAGGCGGATGTCAGGTATTCAGAGTATTTGGCGATACAGGCGACACCGCTGTGTTTCATAATCTTGGGGTAGGGAATGATTTGAATGCAGTAAGCCTTACTATCGGTG